TGCGCTTGCCACATATTACCAATGCAATAGAGGAACGCCTGCAGGCACAGGAAACTACGCTTGAAGACATTGTATTGATGTTACAGTCTGATAGGAAACTGGCCCATGCTCACGCTCAGGCAGGCGCAGCGGGAGCCATAACTATGAACATAGCTAAATCATTACGCCTTGTTGATGGTGATGCGCCTAGTGTCCAAGTGAATGTAGACTCTCGAACGCAGGCATTGATTGCTGATTTGTCTAGTGAACGTTTGCAAGCCATTGCAGCCCTTGCAGAATCCCAGGTAGACCCAATTGATAGCACAGATTCCTAGAGCTTGGAGTATTTTTGGCATTCTACAGGCCTAATTAGTCCCACTCATATACGCGCAAGGGGTCCAATAAAAAAACAAGGGTGCCGACCCCCCCTAAAGAAGGGTACCCGTACCTTGTTAGTGGGACTCAGAAGTCCTCTGCTCGACTGCAGCTATAAATAGGAAAAGTCTAATGCCTGTAAGCTTGTATGCGGGGAAGAAGTTAGTAAGTTTAAGTGATTGTGATTTAGGTAGGTATCGGAACTTACTGTCGAATGATCTGGACATACGGGTACAGAGGGGTAGGGGCAGCAGTGAGGTGCTTAGGAAGTTAGCAGGGGTGGTAATGGAGAGTCAGGGCAGGGGATTACCTCCTGGTGGAGTGTTGGGGGTATGTAGGTGTAAGTATCACAATATGAGGAAGCAGTTTAGGACTTAGAGATGGATAGTAGTTTAGACAGGGAAGATGTTATAGTTGGGAAGTACGTGGTAAAGGGTGGGCCTTGTCGGGAGGACACGGACGAGTTGGAGGGTGGATGTTTCCACGGTCCTTCGAGGGTAACGGGTATTTTCAGTGACGGGGCTTACTGGGTGGTGAATGCAGATGGGAATGGTCGTAGAATAACGCAGGATTCTATCAGGTAACACCTCGGAGGTGTAATTATGGCTCCTCGAAAGAAGCGTTCAACTGGTAAAGGCAAACCTTCCAGGGCAACCGGCCCGAATCTCGAGATGGTGTCAGATCCTACCCGTAGGGGTATGTCATCGACATGGCAATGGCTGAGTAAGAGACCTCCCGAGGTACAGGATATGTGGGGATCATACTTTGCTTCTCCTGCATCTACTACAAGAAACTCCAAGCCACGCTCTATGCATATGGGCAGGGAAGTTTCTCCTGCAACAGCAATGCCGTGGAAAAAGGGACAGCTGTACGCGAAAACGGCAAAGAAAAGGACAAGTAGTAGCGAGTTTGGACCGTGGGCAGGCGGGCCGGAAACTTATGTAGGTACTAGGGATATGTCGAAAAAACGTGGATATAGAGATACGATAGCCCGGAAACCTTACAGCGGACCTTCCGTGGGAAGTATATCCCAGCCTATTGACCAGACACCGCCCCGTTCATACAAGGCGGCTCTTGCACAGAATATCGCAAACGGTGAACGGCAGAGTGAGATTGAAAGAATAGGTAAAACTATGGCGCCAGCCGAAAAGAAGTTGCGTAGTGCTGCACAGAATATCCTTAAATCCTGGTCAAAGAGTAGAAGAATGAAGAAAGCTGGCCCACCTCCATCACGAGGCCGAGATATTAACATAAACTGGGGATCAGGCTATTATGGTTAGGAAGAGGAATAGACGATCTTTAGTGAAGTATCTTGATAGACCAGGGAAAGACTATGGACCCTCGCTACGCTGGCCTGGGGGCTTGCCGCAAGGAGTTCCTGAAATCGATACTATGGAGAATAGATTCCCAGGGCATCCGAAGTACAAATGGCAACCCAAGGCTGAACTGATACCCCTGCCTTTGCCTTCATCGATGAAGCAAGGATACTCGCAGCTTCATCCATTCGAGGAACTGAAGAACCGGCCTGGAGAGGCGAAGCTGATTTCCAGGAAAAAAACTCTTGCCAATAATATTGCGAAGGCAGAACGAAGTAAGTCCCTTAAGAAACGAGGAAGGACAACAGTAAATTACCGAAACCCGTGAGATACAGTGCAAGTGTGGGGCATTCGTTAAACGTGTTACCGCAACTCATAAAAAGGCTCCTATTCACCAGGAATGGCTGGTAAACCAACACGGACATTCGGGTAACGGGGCTTCCCCTGTATTACTCGATTCCCCACTGCTGTGCAGCGCCCGTGATGAAAACTATGAGCCGTGCAACAGGAAGGCAAGGCATATATTCATAGGTACATCGGTATGTACCGATCATCTTAAAGACGCTTACAGGGCATGAAATGGATAGCAGCGCCGAAGAAACAACCGCACTGCCAGACCCGGATACCGATGAACTCCCCGTAACTATCGAGGAGGCAAGGATACTCGCAGCTACTCCTGCCTTCCAGAAAGAACTCTCCTCAAGATCCTTTATATACTTTCTGAAGTTCGTTAATATCCTCGAGAGACCCCAGCCCTTACAGGGCAAGGCAGGGGGGATAACCCCCTTCGAGCAGTGGCCCCATCTAATGGAGCTTGCAAAAGTTTTCGAGACCCAGCGCCTCATAACCGTTCTAAAGGCTCGTCAGCTTGGTTTCTCGTGGACAATATCCGCTTATGCCCTCTGGATGGTCATGTTCAGGGAAGGCACATCGGTCATGGAACTATCCCGTGGACAGATCGAGTCACGGGATCTGCTCGATAAGACCAAGTTTATCTACCGGAACCTACCTGAAAGCTGGGCCTTATCGCCCGTGTCAGTCGATAATGCAAGCGCCTTTCGTATATCAGGGAGCGAGTCTGAGATAACTGCTCTTCCATCCACGGAAGATGCCGGCAGAGGCAAGACCGCTTCCCTTGTCATACAGGACGAGGCTGATTTTCACCAGTATGCAGAGGCTAACCTGATAGCGGTTAAACCTACCATTGATGCCGGGGGCCAGCTAATCATGGCCTCTACCGTTAACAAGAGATCCCTTAGATCACCGTTCAAGAATTTTTACGGCGGTAGCCCCGGTAACGGATGGACAAAGGTCTTCCTGCCCTGGAGTGCTCGTCCTGAAAGAAATACCGAGTGGTACGAGCGTGTAAAACGCGAGGCTTCTGACCTACCCGAGGCACAGGATCTCGGCGTTGACCTCTACATGGAGCAGGAATACCCGGCTACAGAGGCCGAGGCACTGCGTCCGGCAAGGGCAATGGCCGCTTTTGACAGGGAATCCATCGAAAGGATGATGGCCGAGACCAGGGAACCTAAAAGACGGGTGGGGCCGATCAATATTTACAGGGAACACCAGTGGGAGAAGCGATATTGTGCCGGTAGTGACCCTGCTCACGGCGTGGGAGGAGACTTTTCCGTCACGGTTGTCATGGATGCTGACACAGGTTACGTGGTTGCGGATATAATGTCAGATGGAATTGGGCCTGATGAACTTTCGATACACTCGATGGAGATGCTGGCTATGTATCACAACCCGGTATGGGCCATAGAGGACAACGAGTGGGGGGCCGTGTGCCTTCACGTTGCAAAAGAAGCCAGTTATCCGTCATTTTTTCGCCGTGTTACCGGGACCAAGGCAGTTAAGTTCGGATGGCATACCGATAAACAGTCAAGAGGACTGCTGTGGTATGACCTGATTGACGCGGTGTACTCCGGGGCCGTTACCGTGCCTAACAGGATGGGACTCGAACAGTTCTATTCCGTTATAAGAGACCCCACGAAAAATCACAGGCCCGAGGCTATGGAAGGTGCTCACGATGACTACCCTATGGCCGTTGCTATAGCCCTACAGGCATCCGCACAGGCTTTTAGAAGGCGGTCTCCTGCCGCCATGCCGGGGATGCCTGGTAACAACGTACTTGCTTTTGCTGACTATCACCGGAGGTTCTAATGCCAGATTATTCCCAGAAACCAGACAATGCTTTTATAGACTCGGCAACCCACTATTACGAGGATATGTGGCGCGAGACCCACGATAAGTGGCGAGAACTCGACAGTTTTTATAACCGGGATTTCTCCGTGTGGAATAACGCTACGGATTCGGAGAGGTCAAGAAGGCCGGGGTACAGGCCGAGCAAGCCTACCAATATCATTAACCATGCAGCCGATACACAGATGTCCTTCACTCCGAAGGTTCACCGTGGGCCTGTGGGAAGATCGCAGACCCGTGAGTCCGATGCCGATAAGCTCGAGCCGGCCCTTGCTGCCATATTAATTGATTCTGCAATGCAGGAAACGGATCATCCCTGGAAAGCCGCCGGGAAATACCTGATCCATTACGGGTACGTGGTGTTTGAAGGTCCGTTCCTCGAGATGGGAGGGGGCTATGAGCATGATGAGAACTGTAACCCTATCAGGATCAGGGTTCCCAACCCGGCACACGTTCTGCTTGATCCCACCGAGAGGGAACCGTCCTTTGCGATCAAGCGTTCAACCATGCCGGCATACAGGGCTTACGAGCTTTCTATAGAGAAGAAGAGAACTCGCAAGAACGCTGTCGAGATGGATATGTCCGAATATTCCGAGGATCAGTGGCAGGAGATAGAGGTAACCGAGTGCTGGTCATCGAGATGGCATGCCGTTAAGGTTCCCGAGCAGGGAGTCCTGTACGTGGAAAGGAATACACTCGGGTTTGTCCCCTTCACGCAGGGCTTCGCAGGGTTCGGTATGAACCCCGTATCTTCCAGTAAGAAGGGTCCGGCACATATGGCGCAGGGTATGCTCGAGCCGGTGATGGACACTATCCGGCTACAGGCACAGGCCCGTACTGCCAAGCACCAGATACTGATGGATAATGCATTTGCACCGCTGGTAACTACCCAGGACCCACAGGAGATAGCTGCCCAGATGGCCCAGGGGGACGTTTTGCAGGGTGACCCCAATGATTTCCGGGTGCTTCCCATGCAACAGGTACAGCAGTGGATGTTCGAGATTGATCGTGAATATGATGCGGATATGGAAGAAGGTACTTTCAACCGCAGTCTCGGGGGTTTTCGCCAGACAGGCGTCACCACCGTGGGGCAGCAAGCCATACTCTCGGGTGCAGCAATGGAGGAGTGTCACCTTCCGCGCCTACAGCTTGAGTACCGTGCTTCCATAATAGCCTCGACGGTTTTGCAACTCGTGGATAAGGTTGACCGGCTAAAGGGCGCTACAGATGGA